AGAGAGGAGATATATAATGATTAGAGAGATGACAGGTAGTAATACTCAACATATTACAAGAGTTATTAACGAGATGAAAAAATATTACTTAAATATGTTACAAGAGTTCTCAGAGGTCGGTGAGGTAGATACATCAAATACAGGCAGTATTTTTTAATGGGGGAAAAGACAGTTGAAAAAAACAAGGGTTTATAAATCATCAATAGGTGCAATTCCTAAGATAGTAAATAATCTTCAGTTTAAAACAAGAAACCAAAAAATATTTTATGACATAATAGGTGAGGAACAAACTCAGTTAGTTTTATGTCATGGAATCGCTGGTACAGGTAAAACTTACATATCTGTTTATAAAGCACTACAGGATGTTTTGCGTCGTGGAACTGGCTATGACAAATTGATAATAATAAATCCAACTGTGGACGTTGGTAATGAGGATAAGTTAGGTTATCTACCTGGCGAGTTAGATAAAAAGATTCAACAATATAACGAATCAACATTTACCATTTTAGATAAGATAGTTGGTAGAGATAAAGCTACTAAACTCTTAGCTGATAATAAGGTTGAGATTAGTGTTTTAAATTTTTTAAGAGGAATCAACTTAGAAAATTGTTATGTAATACTTGATGAAGCACAGAATGTTTCACCAATGCAGATTAAAACTTTAATGACAAGAATCTCAGATAATTGTAAAATGATAATGCAAGGTGATTTATCTCAATGTGATAAGTTTAAAACTAATGGTGTCACTAATTATGAAAAGAGTGGATTTTATGATGCCTGGTTTAGACTAAAAGGTGTAGAGGGAGTTAATCACATGGAATTTGATAGGGAAGATTCTGTTAGACATCCGCTTGTAAAAAGAATATTAAAAACTTATGAAGACGAACATCGTATAGATTTAAGTAAAAAATAAGTCCCCTCGCTCTACAAATATAATTTTTTTATAGTATATATATTTATATTAGACAACATATAGGTATATTATGGCTATTGACTACGAAATCTTTGAGGGTAAATCACTTTCCTCACTTTTCAAAGATATTTACGATAATACAGAATACAATAAAAAACAACTTGACATCTTAACAAAAGAGCTCGTGCAATTTATTAAGGATGGTGATACCGCTGTGCAGATTGTTCCAATGATAAAAGAGTATTTAGAAATAAACGTTAAGAACGATGACCAACTTGTTAAGATGGCTGGTATCGTGCAAAGACTAATATCAACAGAGCAAAAAGCTGGTAGTGAGGATGAATATGGTTTATCAGAGGAAGAAAAAAATCAATTGTTATCTAACCTTGAGGATTCAGTCAAAGATATACAAGAGGAATCCGATAAAATAAATAATCGAATAACATCCATTACAAACTAATGGCTCATCGTACTAAAAATAAAACAGATAATAACTCGACGATTCCTTTAGATAGATTTAGTGAACCCACACAAATTAGTAGCTACATCAAATCAATCGTAGAAAGCTCACTTTACGATTTTCATGAGTGGGAAGCATTTCGTGTTACAAACGTAATTACAGATGGAACTTTTGAACGAGGTTCCGTTGAAGGACAATTTACCGTCGACCCAACTCAACCTATCTTGGGTGATGTTGTAAGACCGCTATTTGGTAATGCTTTTTTGCAAGTACCTGTCAGAGGTGAACAAGTCGCAGTTGTAGAATTTAATGGTCGACACTATTATTTAGGAGTTGTTAATACTAAAGGTCAGGTTAGAGAAAATATAATTACATCAGTTCCATATGAACTACCTGATTTATCACCATCTGAAGATGAAAGTTTCGAAAGAAAAGATATACCGCCAATAAAAATAACAGAGGGTTGTACCTTGTATGAGGGTCGATTTGGCCAATCAATACATTTTGCACGGAATAAAGAAAATGATGCACCACTGATTAGAATTGGCGTAAGGGATAAGACTGGTTTAGACGCGATAGATGACAGTTTTGATAATACAGACTCGATGATACTTTTGACAAGTGACGGTGAGAAATTTAGTGAAAATCAATTACCAAGACTCGACCAAAAGGAGACAATAAACGGAAAAAATATTGTATTAAAAAGTGGGGATATATTTATTAAAGGTGAAGGTAAAATTGAGTTAGAGGCGGAGTCCGTTGTAATAAATGCTAAATCAAAAAGAACGATTAAGATGGGTGACCCAAGAGCTCCGATGTTACCAACAGTTAATGGAGAAAAATTATTAGAGTTTCAAAATGCTGTTGTCGGTATACTGACAGGTATAAATGAACTGTTGATATCTCTTGGTGGTGGGCCAGCTGCATTACCTAAAATAGCTAATGATGCTAGGGTGTTAAAGAACAACATCACGACTGTTAAAGATTCGATTATAAATTTAGAATTTCTTAACTTTAATGTTATGACAGCTGACCCAAATTTTGAACCACCAGAATTACCGACCCTTGATTTACCTGAATTGCCAGAGGTACCAGAGATACCAAAGGTTGACATACCTAAAGTGCCTGATGTCAGTGTACCTGAGATACCAAACACACAAGATACAGAATTAAGGAAACTTGAAATTTTACAAAAACTAAAAAAATAGTTAAAAGGAGTTATTATGACTAAGAAAGACCTTGTCAAAATTATACGTGAGGTGGTGAGACGAGAGGTTAAAAAAGAGGTAAGGCAGATATTTATAAATGAGAATCAATCAAAAGAAAATATCGAGTTACCAAAACCAAAAGTCACAGAAAAGAAAAACTACACAAAGAACAAATCACTTAATGATGTACTAAACGAAACTGTTGGTTTGACAAAAACAAAAAGTCAAACAGATGATTATCCAACTTTAGGTGGTGGCACTTTTGATACAAATCGTATGGCTGAGTTAATGGGATATGGTCAACCCGAAGAAGCCAAGCGAGATATGGTTGCAGTAGATACTCTTAAAAAGGCTGGTAAATCAGTTAATGACGTACCCGAGGCTGTAACAAATGCTTTAACAAGAGATTACAGCGAATTGATGAAAGCTATGAATAAGAAAGGTAAATAATGGCATCTGCTAGAGAAAATGATTTAAATCCAAACGTTTACATAGGTTTAGCATTACCAATTAAACCTGACGATAATAATGTGTTTTCTCTAACAAAAAATTCATATGACCAAGTGCGACACAATCTAAGAAATTTATTATTAACTAATGTTGGAGAAAGAGTTTATCAACCAGAGTTCGGTAGTAGGTTAAGAGAGTTATGTTTTGAACAACTCGATGATACCTTACCACAAAGAATCGAAGATGAGGTAAGAAGAGCGGTAAACTTTTGGTTACCTTATGTAAACATAGTCAGTGTTGAAACACTTACACAGGAGGATAAAAAATCTAAGATATTCGTTCGAGTTCAGTTTTCAACAACTTTAAATTCACAAACATTACAACAAATTGAGTTGGATGCAACATATACAGCTGAGAGACTATAATGGCAAGAACAAGTGTAAAAAAGAACGTTATTAAACCAGTTAATTATCTGAATAAGGATTTTAGTGATTTTCGTGATAATTTAATTGAATTTGCTAGACAATATTTTCCTAATACATACAATGACTTTAATGAAGCATCACCTGGTATGATGTTTATCGAAATGGCAGCCTATGTGGGAGACGTGCTTTCCTATTACATAGATTCACAGTTCAGAGAGACTCTTTTAGCTTACGCTGAAGAAAAAAAGAATGTTTATACTATCGCACAGTCCTTTGGATACAAACCAAAAACGACAACACCCGCTAACGTGGTTTTAGATGTTTTCCAAACCATACCAGCCTTAAATGGGGAGCCAGATTATCGTTATGCTTTAAATGTAAAAGCTGGTGCAACAATAAAATCGACAACAACTGGTAAAACTTTTAGAACAATTGAAGATGCAAATTTCAAATTTAATAGTCAGTTTGAACCAAGGGTTACAACAATATTTGAAAGTAATGGTGGTACTCCTACAAAATATTTACTAAAGAAACAAGTACGTGCCGAAAGTGGAGAAGTTGCAACAGAATTTTTTACGTTTGGAACTGGTCAAAAATATAGTCAAATTAAATTAGGTAACACCGACGTGATACACATAATATCATGTGTTGATGATGATGGTAATAATTGGTATGAGGTTGATTCTTTAGCTCGAGATACTATTTTTACAGATGTAGAAAATAACTCGACTAATGACCCAACTTCTGTGACTAATAAAGAAGTATCACCTTACCTGTTAAAGTTAAGAAAAGTACCAAAAAGATTTACTACTTTTATTGATGAAAATGAAAATACATTTCTAAGATTCGGTGCTGGAGTATCCGATAATCCTGACGAGGAGATAATACCTAATCCTGATAACGTGGGTTCTAATTTACCAGGTAGTCCGAGTTTTCTAAATAAAGCATTTGACCCAAGTAATTTCTTAAAAACAAAAGCTTTTGGCCAGGCACCATCAAATACAACCCTTACGATAAAATATTCTTACGGCGGTGGTATAGATGATAATGTTAGTAGTGGGGATATAACAGAGTTAACAACCGCACAATTCGATATTCAAGCAGAAAATCTTGTTGGTAGTTTAGTTGCAGAGGCTGAGAACTCTGTATCATTTACAAATCCAAATCCATCAAGTGGTGGTTCTGCGGGTCAATCGATAAGGGAAGTTAGAGATAGTGCATTAGCATATTATCAGTCACAACAAAGAGCAGTCACAAGAGAGGATTATATGGTTCGTGCATATTCATTACCAGCTAGATATGGTAACATTGCAAAAGTTCATTTAGTGCAAGATGACCAATTAAATACTGCATCGGCATTAGATGATTTAGATAGAACCGTAACACAAGAGGATGTTGATAACAAAAGGACGGTCAGGTCATTACAGGCTAGAATACCAAATCCATTAGCATTAAATATGTATACACTTGGATATAATAGTAACAAGGTATTAGAACCATTGTCACAAACAGTAAAGGAGAATCTAAAAAATTATTTATCAGAATACAGATTGGTGACGGATGCAATCAACATTAAAGATGCTTACATAATTGACATAGCTATCGATTTTGCGATATTGACAAAAGTTGGTTTTAACAAAAATGATGTGCTCTTAAGGTGTGTGGCTGCAGTGAAAGATTTCTTTAACATAGATAATTGGCAGATTGGACAACCGATTGTTACTGCTGATATTGTTTATGAACTATCTTTGGTCGAGGGAGTAGCCGCAGTCACAAAACCACTCGAAAGTTCAAGTGATTCTCAAATTGTTATTACAAATAAATTTAAAAGAGCAGATGGATATTCTGGTAACACTTATGATATCCAATCTGCGACTATAAACGGAACTATATATCCAGCACTTGACCCAAGTATTTTCCAAGTTAGATTTCCTAACACCGACATAAGGGGTAAAGTTGTCGGAGATAATTTAGGTATCACGGAGTAAGTAAATGCATTATTTTGTATTCTCAGAAAAAGACACAACTATATATCAAGCTAGTGGAAGTATGAATACAGGTTTGGATGAGATACTCGAAGTAAGAAAAGATATTAGTAAAACAGGTGCAACGATAAATGTATCTCGTGCATTGT